CATAAAACATGGGTTTCAGCTGAAAATAATGAAAACGATTTTCTTCCTATTAAACTCCCTTGGTATGTTCATCCGGAACGAGATGAAAGTTGGAGAAAACGTCAGGATGAATTGTTGGGGGATCCACGTTTAGCAGCACAAGAATGTGACTGTGACTTTGCAACATCAGGTGATACTGTATTTTTTCCTGAATGGATTAATTATATTAGAGAACATACAGTAAAAGATCCATTTGAAAGAAGAGGAATAGACCAAAATTTATGGATATGGGAAACTCCAGACTATTCTAAAGAATATATGGCAGTAGCAGATGTGGCTAGAGGTGATGGTAAGGATTTTTCAACCTGCCACATAATTGACATACAAAATAACACACAAGTAGCTGAATATAGAGGTCAAATGCCCCCTAAAGAATTTGGGTATTTTCTAGTAGGATTAGCTACAGAATATAATAATGCTTTATTAATAGTAGAAAATGCTAATATAGGTTGGGCAACGTTAGATGCTATAATTGAAAGGGAATATAGAAATTTATACCATAGCCCTAAATCCGACAGATTAACAGCTGAATCATATTTAAAGGTATATGAAACCGAAAATGATATGGTTCCTGGGTTTACATTATCACTAAAAACCCGCCCTCTATGTATAAATAAATTTAGAGAATTTTTAGGAGATAATTCAGTAACGATTAGATCTAAAAGATTATTAGAAGAAATGAAGGTATTTATATGGAAAAATGGTAGAGCTGAAGCCCAACAAGGATATAACGATGATTTGGTTATGCCATTTAGTATTGGTATGTTTTTGCGTGATACATCACTTAGATTCCAAAAACAAAGTGTAGATATGGCTAGGGCGGCATTAAACAGTATTAAATCTAACACCACTACATTTAGTGGAGGATATTCATCAAATCATAAAGTAGAAAACCCATACCGAATGGATATTGGGGGTAAAGCTGAAAATATTGATTGGCTTTTATAAAATAAAAATAAATGGCAGATACAAGATTATTTACTAGATTACAAAGATTATTTTCAACTGATGTTATACTTCGTAACACTGGGGGAAATCAAATTAAAGTTTTTGATACTAATAAAATTCAACAATCGGGTCAATACGAAACTAATGCCCTAGTTGATAGATTTAATAGAATTTATACTAATTCAGCTACTTCATTATATGGAGCTCAAACAAATTTTAACTATCAATATTTAAGGCCTTCTTTATATTCTGATTATGATGCTATGGATACAGATGCTATTATAGCATCTGCTTTAGATATTATAGCTGATGAATCTACCCTAAAAAATGATATGGGTGAGGTGTTATCCATTCGTTCTTCGGATGAAAATATACAAAAAATTCTATATAATTTGTTTTATGACATTTTAAATATAGAATTTAATTTGTGGCCTTGGGTTCGTAATATGTGTAAGTATGGTGATTTTTTCTTAAAACTAGAAATTGCCGAAGAATTTGGTGTTTATAATATTATTCCCTATACAGCTTTCCATATTGAAAGAATTGAAGGGGGAGTAGGGTATAACAGCGAAGGCAAACCAAACGACCCATTCAAAATCCAATTCAGATTTGATCCAGACGGAGTAGCAGCTTCAGATTATGGGTATTACAATGTGCCTAATTCTGGTAAACATGATAGTTCTATAATATTTGATAATTATGAAATGTTACATTTTCGTTTATTAACAGATATGAACTTTTTACCTTATGGTAGAAGTTATATAGAACCTGCTCGTAAATTATTTAAACAATATACATTGATGGAAGATGCTATGTTAATCCATCGTATTGTTAGAGCCCCAGAAAAACGTATTTTTTATATGAATGTGGGGTCAATTCCTCCAAATGAGGTAGACGCCTTTATGGAAAGAACTTTATCAAAGTTAAAGAGAACTCCATATATGGATCCCCAAACTGGAGATTATAACTTAAGGTACAATATGCAAAACCTTTTAGAGGACTATTATATTCCTGTAAGAGGTAATGATCAAAATACTAAAATTGAAAATTTAAGTGGTTTACAGTGGGAAGGTATTAATGACGTAGAATATTTAAGAAATAAATTATTTGCGGCTCTAAAAATCCCTAAAGCATTTATGGGATATGATGAAAACACTGATGGAAAAGCCACTTTAGCAGCCCAAGACATCAGATTTGCTCGTACCATCGAACGTATCCAGCGTATTATAGTATCAGAACTATATAAAGTAGCCATAATCCACCTCTATACCCAAGGTTATAGGGATGAACAATTAGGAAATTTTGAATTGGCATTAACTACTCCTTCTATTATTTATGATCAAGAACGAGTAGCTCTAATGAAGGAAAAAATGGATTTAGCTACAGCTATGGTTGATAGTAAATTATTCCCTTCAGATTATGTTTACGATAAAATCTTCCATATTAGTGAAGATGAATACAATGAATTTAGAGATCTAGTAATAAAAGATTATGAACGTACCTTTAGATTAAGTCAAATTGAGAGTGAAGGAAATGATCCATTAAAATCAGGTCAATCCTATGGTACACCTCATGATTTAGCTTCATTGTATGGTAAAGGAAGAATTTATTCCGACCCTTCAAATATCCCTCCAGGTTATGATGAAGATGATGAAAAGGTTCCATTAGGTAGACCTAAAGAAAGAGTAACAACCCGAAATTCTCAAGAAGACAATTTTGGAAAAGACAGATTAGGTGTTAAGGGTACAAAAGATGATTATAATAATCCTACTAAGAAAGCCTTAGCAATGGAACATACCCCTAATTTATCTACTTTATTAAAATCTTTAGATTATTTAAGTCCTGAAAAAAAATTAATATTTGAAGGTAAGAAAAAATCAGATGATTTGTTTTTAGATGAATCCAATATTAAGGAGTAATATTTTTTACATATTTATAAAAAAATAAACTTAATAAATGCAAGTAAAACACTCCAAATATAAAAACGCAGCAATTCTTTTTGAAATTTTAGTAAAACAGATTACATCTGATACACTATCTGGAAAAGATTCTAAAGCTGTTAATATTTTGAAAAGATATTTTTCACATAGTGAGTTGGGAAAAGAATATAAATTGTATGAAGCTGTTACTAAAGCTAAAAATATTAGTGAAGGTAAAGCTACTACAATTATAGATACTATTATAGAATCATCTAAAAAACTCAATAGAAACAAACTCCGCAAAGAGAAATATAATCTTGTTAAGGAAATAAAAGAAAATTATAATATTGATGAAATATTCAATATTAGAATAAAAGATTATAAAGCTTATGCTTCGGTTTATACTTTATTAGAATTGTATAATATTGATAAATCTGTAAATCCTCAACAAATTATAGATAATAAGATTACTCTTTTAGAATATTTAACCCAATCCCCAGTAGACTCTGATGGGGTAAAAGATGATGTTTTACAAGAATTCATGTCTGCAGATAAAGATGTTAGAATATTAACATATAAGATACTATTAGATAGATTTAATGAAAAATATTCAGGATTAAATTCAAAACAAAAACAAATATTAAAAGAATATATTGAATCTGTAGATAGTACTTCTAAATTAAAAGATTTTTACAATAATGAAATTTTAAACGTTAAAAGGATTATTTTTAATTTTTCTAAAAAGGTAGAAAACAAACCCGTTACTATTAAATTGCAAGAAGTTTTAAAATATATTAAGGTTTTAGATAAAAATGAAAAAGCAACAGAAAAGCATTTAGTTGATCTATTACAATATCATAATTTGATAGATGAATTAAAAAGCGCTCACAATGAAAAATAATTCTCCTATAGATGAAATGTCTACAACTGGAGGGGGAGGAGGAGCTGCTTCTTTTACCCCTGGTACTGGAATGCAGTATGCAACTCCTTTAGCATTTTCAAAAGGAAAAAAACCTAAACCACCTAAATATATGTACAAACTAGGATATAAATTAGTTAAAGAACTAAATAAAAACCCTGGCTCTACATTAGGTCCAGGCCCATCAGCTAGTAATAAAGGAGTAAAACAAAATGCATATGTTAAGCAGTTTGGCTATAAATTAGTACCTGATAAAATTAAAAAGTCAGGATTAGAAACTAAAAAATTGTTTGAAGCTGAATCTCCTGAAGAATTTCAAGATCAAACTGAATCTCCTAAAGAATTTCAAGATCAAAAGATTGAAGATTTTGATATAATTAGAGAAAAACTAAACGATGTTTATAAATTAATAGATAACGGTAGAAAAGATACAATTGATTACTACAAAACTAACCCAGCTTCATATACAGTTGTAGTACGTACAGATTTAATTTCAAATCATTTAAATGCTATTGAAACCCTATTATCACCACAAAAGAAGACGAAGAATGAAACAACCTACACTACAAGACCAGTATAACCTAATCCAAGAAGGAAAAGGAAATAAAGAAATATTTTTAAAGGCTGCTAAA